AAGCCAACAACTGGTTCGAATGTTGATGGATCAAGGATAACACCACTTGACATTAGAGGGATGTATGGGCAATAGAACGCAGCAGCATCTGCTTCGCTTGTACCCTTATAACCAACTAGTACTGGGATGGTATCAGTTGCATAGCTATCTACATAGATACGCATTGCGCCGTTTAGAGTACCAACGAACTTAGTGTTTGTTGGGGCTTCAAAAGCACCTTCAGTAGTACGAGCGAATGCTGAAGTAGTTGCAGACTGTAGAACAGTCAATGCAGCACTTGAAACAACAGCCCAGTTACCTGCACCACGACGAGTACGTTGTGCAATTAGGTTAGCAGCACGGTTAATTAGAACTGCTAGAGCAGCGTGTTCGTCACCAACGAATGTTGCAGTACCACTTACAGTAGCTTGGTTGAAAGTAAATTCACTTGCAGCAAGAGCACGTAGGCTGTAAAGGATTTCTTGATCGATTTCAGCAGTGATTTCTTGTGCCAAAGCTGCCATAATTTCAGCTTCGATATCTAGACCATGCATTGCTTGAGCGTCTTGAGCAGCTTCAAAAGTCCAACGTGCTGATAACTTACGAGTCTTAGCTTCAACAGGTTGCTTTAGAATCTGAACGTTCAAACGACGACCTGGTGTGCCTTCAAGTGCAGCAGTGAAACCAGCACGACCGTCTGCGCTATTAACGCCTGATGGAGCGCCTGAATAACCAGATGCAATCTTGAATGGTGAAAGTGCTTCGTCATTGATGTTTGCATTGGTACCAAACTGTCCAGTACCATTGCTTGTGAAGCTATCTGCATAGCGAACACGTAGAGTGTGAATCTGCGCAACTGGTCCAGTCATAGGCTGAACACCAACGATTTCGTTGGCAATAACAGTGGGCATAACACGACGGATAACAGGTAGAATAACACGATTAAGTGTTGCTACGTTACCGCTTGCAGTACCACCAGCAGTTGCATTTTCTGCTAGGTACTTCTTGGTATTTTCCAATACCATTGACATTGTAGTACGACGATTACCGCTTAAGCCTTCCAATAGGGCTGCTTTGGTTTCGTCCCAACGTCCTTCAATTAGTTCTTGTGTCATAGGGTCTTCTCCAATTAATTAGTTTCTTATTAGTCCAGCCAGACGCTTCATTTCAACAATGTTGTTTGAACTCTGATCTGCTTTAACAGTACGATCACCAGTTACTTCTTTACGGTTTTCTGCAATCATTTCCTTTTTAACAGGACTTGATACAGTACCTTCCATAACTGGATTGAGATACTTTTTAAATGCTGCGTCTAATTTATCTGTTGGGACTGATTCCAGCAGTGTTGACATCACAGCGGCTTTTTCTTTGCTTAGCGGACCAAGCAAATCGTTGATTTTGCCTTTTCTTTCGATACTTTCGTTGATGCGGCGTATTTCATCATTTTTCTTCTTAACTTCAGTCATTGCACGTTCTGATTGCTCACGCGCTTCGCTAAGTTGATTCATCATTTCATTCATCTTCTTAGTTAGCTTGTTAATATCAGCACGTTCGTTAAGATAGCTTGCACCGAATTCAGTTGCAAAAGCTTCGAAAATCTTGCGACCGAAGTTGTTTTCTTTTGCTTCTTGAATATCAGTTTTAAGTTGAGTTAATTCTGAACGCAGATGGGTTGTAACTGTATTTTCTACAAGAGCACTTGCTTTCTTAACAAAACTATCACGAAGAGTTTCTAACTTCTTACGACCTTCAGTTACTACTGCAACCTTAGTACGTGCGAGATCAGCCTTGTCTTGTGCAAATTCTGAAATTTCAGCTTGCAGGTTTTCAGCAACAAATGCTTCTAACTTTGCAATATTCTTTTGCATATTGATACGGTCATTGCGTAGTTCGCTAACTTCACTAGCTAGTGATTCACTTAAATAAGAATCGAAATTCTTAGCCTTGTTGATCATTTGCTGTGTAAATTTTACACGATCTTCGCTAACTAATTCACGTTCTGCTGCAATCTTGCGAACTTCAGCAGTTAGTGATTCATTAACCATCTTGTCCAGAGCCTCTACCATAACAGCACGGTCATGTGCATAGCGACCTGCCATTTCTTCACGAATTTCTGCACGAATTTCACCACGTGCTTCATCTAGCTTAGCATTCCATGCTTCTTCTAGAGTCTTACGAGTGTCTTCATTCAGAAGTCCGCTTTCTAGTAATGGTTTTAGAGCTTCGAACATTAATTTCTCCTGAACTTATATCTTTAATTCAGCAATAAACTTACGGACTGATTCCTGTAAGTATTTCTGAACTCGTTGATCTTTATTTAAATCTTTAGCCATATCCAGAATACGTTGCCCACCATTCATATTCATCAGTCCTTCATAGACTGCAGTTGGGTAGGCATTAGGTGCGCTGGGTTGTGCTACAATATCGACAGTAACGATATCAAAATCGCTTACTGCGCCGTCATGTTCATTAACATTACCTGATCCACGACTGCTTACTCCTAGTTTAACACCACTTTCTAACATGGTGCGAACTAAATTACCCATTGGGGTGGGCAAAATCTTCATCTTTCCAAAACCATTTGGTCCATCTAACCACATTTCTGTAATCATGTGACTTACACGGTCAAGATTGATACGTAGGTTGGTTGGGTGATCTACTTCACCCAACACACTATAACCTGTTTTAATTTGCTTGTTTAACGTTTCAATAGCACGATTGATTTCATTGATAGGATATACACGTTGGTTAGCGTTCTTAACGCCACCTTGGATACAAATACCCTTCAGATAAAGGTTTTTACCTTCATCTGAATGAGTCATTTCCATCATAGCCTGATCGTAACTGAGATGCTCTACTAGCAAATTATTCATTTTCTTTCCTTATTAGCGAGGTAAAACGTCTTTCTTATTAACGTTTGGACCGCCGCCTGTAGCGAACTTGCCTTCTGCGCTTTGTGGCTTCTTAGCATTTGAGAAAGCCTTACCAGCGTTTGCACCTGGTACGTTTTCAAAATTGCCTGCGCCTTTTAGCTTGCCTTCGCCCTTGCTATATTCATTGCTTGGACCTTTATAAGCCTTGCCATCTGGGTCTTCGTTTGAAGATTTCTGTGCGATGTTCTTTGCAGTGCCGCCCATGTCGTTCTTGCTAGCAACTACGCTCTTCTTCTGAGTTGAAGACTTGTAGCTATTAACTGCACCAACTGGCATGCCTTCGCTATTGCCTGGGTTTGCAACCTTTTCTACGTATTCACGAACAACACCTTCTTCTGCAAAATCTGGATCGTGTGAGCCATCATGATGTTCTGGCTCATCTTTTTCATCAGCCATTAGCTTTTCAAACTCAGCCTTGAGTTCGTCAAGTGCATCTTCAAGGTCCATAACACGGTCTTCCATGCCACCTTCGCCTTCTTCATGACCCATGTCCATATCACCATCGGTGTCCATGTCCATGTCGTCATTGTCGCCCATATCCATATCCATGCCATCATCATCATGACCCATACCTTCATGGTCAGCTTCAATGTCATGCATCATGTCATCAGTTTGATCCATGCTGCCTGCTTCGTCCATGTCATGGTCATAGTTTTCATCCATTTCATCTGACATTTCTTCAGCAATTAGATCATTATAAAGTTCACGGCTCTTTCCAACAACAATGTTGTGGAATAGTTCTTTAGCCTTTTCTACATCGTCATTGATGATGTATTCAATAAGTTGTTCGTAACTATTACGCATATGTTAAACTCCTGTGGGATTTTGTCCTATGTTTATATTTAATAACTATTATTAAATATATCTTCAAATAGGTTGATTTTGACGAATTTGTGAATTATAAACCTGGTTGAGGTGCGGCTGTTGTGCCATACTGCTTTCTTACTCGTCCAATTTCTTCTGCATACTCAACATTCCGTTGGTCATTCATTTTACGCAATTGATTAATTTGTGCAAGTGTTAATTTAGTTTTGCGCAAGTCAGTCATTTTAGATACACTATTATCATGGCTTAAGTCTTGATATTCACCATTGTTATCATTAAACATCTCATTTAACAGCATATTAAAATTTCCTAGTGAATTTATTTAGTGTAGTTATGCGCCGCCACCCAATGCCGCACCTGCAGTAGCGCCACCTTGCGCACCGCCTGCTCCACCAGTTGGACTTGGTACGCCGCCTGCACCAATTTCACCACCTGGTTCTGGCGGTGGTCCGCCTGCTGGCGTAGCTTCTGCGCCTGCTCCTTCGATATCGCCAATAGTTTCAATATCTGTATTGATGCCACCAGGTGTTACACCAACGTTACGCAAATCTGCGCCTTGCATTTGTGATTCTGGTTGTCCTTCACTACGTTCTTCATGCCACATTTTATCATTTTCAGCAAGTTCAACTTCACTTAGACCCAAATATTTCTTAAGCATAAAACGCTTACTCAAATAATCTGTTTGATTAATTTGAGTAAAACCAGCAATACGACTAGCATTTAGTTCAATTTCACGATATGCTGCAAAGTTTTGTGGCTCGTTGAAACGTAATTCAAAGATACTATTATCAAGATTAAATCCACGATGTTTTAAAAACAACTTGAATTCATCATCAAATTTAGGTGAAATATATTTCTGTAAGCGTTTGCAATATTCATTAAAACGATATTCTTGAATAAGTGCAGTTGTTACTTTGCCATCTGTAAATGAACGATCACTATCTTCTGGACCTGTTGGCAAATATGAACTTGGAATACGTAACGCACGAAACATCTTATTAGTAAAGAATCGTAGATCGTCAATTTCACCAAGATTTTGACCACCTGGTAGTACTTCTACACTACTACCACGACCTTCTGCAGTTTGTGGAAAGAAGAAATCTTCATTCATGCTCATTGGATTATATGAAGCATCCATTAAATTTTGCCCACCACCACTTTGTGTTGGAATACGACGCTGATTGATTTCATTCTTAACACGCTCAACAAATTGCATTGCAAGATGTGCTGGCATGTTGCCTACGTCAATCTTGAACATTCTACGTTCAGGCGCACGAGAGATACGATAGATTAGAATGGCGTCTTCTAATAGTTCTTTTTGCTTGAATACTTTAAAGATAGCTTCAAACAAACTAACGCCAAACGGCCAGTTAACATCTAAACCTTCTGTCAAACTAAGATGAACGACATGTTCTGCAGCAACAGGAAACTCATTATTTCCTGCACCAAAACGTGTGTTCGGTGAAAATACTTCACCACCTGCAGTATAACTACGACTACCACCCATATATGGTGCAAATGCATAAGAATCATTTGGACCAGGTGGTCTTGTAATAGTATTGTTTTGTAGATTAGGATTCAAATCACGGATATAGTAAATTTCTGGAACTTTACCCTGACTTTCATTGACAATAACTTTAGATACACGATTCATTTCAGTCCAAAACCATTTATAGGTTTCTGGATCACGAACAAATACTTGGTCGCCATACTTAAGAGTATTGCGGAAAATTTTAAACATACGCTGATCAAATTCGTTTAGATTATACCAAGATTTTAATTGATCCTTTAGGATCATAATTTCATTCTGAGTTGCATCCTCGTGAAAATGCAAATCAAATGCAGTCTTGGTATCGTCACTAATTTGTGTGCAGAACTCACTTATAATGTCAAGTGCGCTATTAGCTTCACTATCTAAATCCATATTTTCATATTGAGTATAACGATCAATACGATTAGGATGTCCGCTATAAACATCTGGCAACATAGATTGGTAATTGCGATATGCAGCATTAGCCTGTGAGCCAAGATAATTATAACTGCTATAATCTGTTACGCTGCCATTAACAGGACTATATGCCCCATCATTTACAATACGCCAATGCTTTTTCCAACCCATTTGTAAATCCTTGTAGAGATATTTATAGATATGATGGGGGGTTATGCAATTCTTACACTTGTATCTTTTGTATGACGCACAACTTCATTGGTTGCAGAAATTAATAAATCCATCTTACGATTAAGTGTTTCTAAGAAATTTGCGGATGCTTCTGCATATTTTGTGTTATCACTGCTCATAGCAGTGTTGTTTAAAAGTGTAGCATCTACTGCTGCAGATTGTGGATTATTAGCATAACTATCTGCCATTTCGGTCAGCATAGATGTTAAATTTTCAGGTAACACTGCTTCTGTGCCATGTAGTTTTGCAAGATAACCGCTGCTTGGTCCGCTTGAAATACCACCACTAGCAAATCCCAACATACCAGCAAGACCACCTAAACCTTCTAAGACACCACCAATTATGTTTAATGGAATACCAGCAGTAGCACCAACTCCTGTTACATCAGCAGCAATACCTACTCCTTGAGTTACCATGCCTGCTCCAGTTAATGCTCCACTTAAGTTACCCGGTGTGCCTAACCAATTTGTAATTTTACCAAATAATGTATCAGAATCTTGACTATTAGGTTTTTTTCCAGAAATTGCAGATATTGCACTTGCTATATCACTTGTTGCTGTTTTAATACCATCTGCAAATTTTGTTAATACACCGCTTTGTAAAAATTCAGTTTGGATAGCCAAGTTCATTTGTCGAACACTATCTGCTGCTTGATTCATTGAAGCAGTTACAGGGTCTGTGCCAGCTTTTGCTTTTGTCAATGCATCAGTTTGTTTATCAAATGCTTCAACTGTCAATCCTGTTTGCGACACTACATTGCCAAACACAGTGTTAATATCACCCACAATTCCGCCTACACCAGCACGAGCAGCCGCACTTAATGGTACAAGTTTATCAACATTATCACTGAAAACCTTACGCAAGTTTTCAACAGAACCAACTGCGCCACGTGTTGTAGTTGCTAAATCGTTTGCAGGATTATTAATAGCATCGATTGCGCCTTTAAAAGCATCGGCAGCGCCAGGCAATTGCATTAGCGAACGAATTGCAGGATCAGTGCTATTAGTAACACCAGCAAATTGTTGCTTAAATGCTTCAGCTAGCTTACCACTTGGATCAGCTTTTTGAAAAATTTCCAATTGTGCTTGGAATTTAGCAACAGCATCTGGTCCCATCTTTTGTAGCTTTGCATAAACGTCAGCATCAAATGCAGCACGACGATTTCGTTCCTGTGCTTTTCTTGCATCTTCGCCAGTAATACCACTTAATACTTTTAAATTGCTTGCATAATCGCCTGTGGATTTTGCTAATTCTTCTTCACTTGCGCCACGCAAACGATTTGTAGCAGCAAAGTTAGCCATAGTATCTGCGATTAAACCTGCTTGGTCTTTATATTCAATGCCTAAGTTACGCAATCCTTGAGCAATGCCAGTTTGACGCATTACCATGCCAACTTGACCCATTTGCTTTGCAGCTTGGATAATACCGCCGCCGCTTGCTGTAAGTTGTTCAGCACTTGATTGTAACACGTCAGCAAACTCAGGCAGTGTTAAATTTACATCTTTTGCTGCACTTTGCATTTCAGTAATACCGCCAGCAAATGTAGCGCCAACTGCGTTTATCTTACCAAATGCACCATATACCATATTAAGTTCATTGGTAAGAACTGGCATTACTTTTGATAATGCTTCTGCACCTTTACCAAATATACCAAGAGCGATGCCCGCACCTTGTGCAAGACCACCAGCTACTTTAAGAGCAGTTCCATAACTGCCAGTCATAGTAGAAGCAGTTTTTGATGCTGCTTGACCAACAGAAGTTAAACCTTGTCCTACTTGCGAAGATGCAGAGCCAACTACACCAAGCGTAGTTTGTAATAAAGCACCACCTTGTGCAATTTCACTGCCAGCACCTCGGTATCCACTTATAATACCACTAACTACTGTTCCTAACCCACTTAAAACTTTACTTGAAGTGTCTATAATTTTTGCATTACGCAAACGAACAGCTACTTCTTTTTCTTGTGCAGCTTCGCTTTTTTCAAGTTGAGCAATCTGCTCTTCAATTTTTACGCCTAATTCAGGAAATTGGTCTTTAAGTGTTTCAATTTTAAGTTTAGCATCTTGTATAGCAATATTTGCTTCAACATCGCTTAGTCTTTTTTGCTTTTGAGCATTAGTTGCTTCTTTAACTGTTTTTGTATAATCAATCGCAGCTTTCTTTATAAGCAAATCTTGATCAATTATGCCTTGCTCTCCTCGTTGGAGAGCTTCCATAGATTTACGAACAGATTCAATAGATTTATCCAATCCACCAAATCTGCTATTTGCTGAAGTTAATTTATCAACTAAAGTTTCTAGTAATTTTTCTAGATCAGCATTATCTATAGCCATTTTTTTATCTTATTAAATACCTTTATCAATTATTTATGGAACTTAAAAAATGCAAAATTCTAATCCACTTTCAGGACATTTTCGCCAACCAGCAATTTTTTTAAAATTGCCAAGCGGCGGAAAATATTGGCCCAACGGCAGTATAATTTTACCAGCAAGCGGTGAAGTAGCGGTTATGCCAATGACTACTAAAGATGAAATCATGCTACGAACACCTGATGCGCTGATGAATGGTCAAGGCGTAGTAAGCGTTATAGAAAGTTGCATACCTGAAATTAAGAATGCATGGGCTGCACCAACAATTGATATGGATGCTATTCTTATTGCAATTAGAGTAGCAACCTATGGCGATACTATGCAAATGGATAGTAAATGCACTGCATGTGAAGCAGAAAATTCACATGGTATTGCATTAACTAACATGCTATTGACATTACGCAGTCCAGACTATAATAAATTTCTTGTGCAAGATGGATTAACATTTAAGTTTAAACCACAAAATTACTATCAAAGTAACAAAAATAATATGAATGAGTTTGAAGAACAAAAAATCATTCAATTAATTAATAACGAAGATATTGATGCTGATACTCGTAAAGCACAATTTGATATTCATTTACAAAAAATAATTGATAATAACATTAATATATTAGCACAAAGCACAGAAAGTATTACTACTGAAAGTGGTGATGTTGTAAGCGAACAAGAATATATTATTGATTTTTATAAAAATGCACCTAATCCAACAATTAGAGCAGTACAATCTAAACTAAAAGAAATTAGCGACGAGGGCAGTATTAAACCTGCACGTGTAGTTTGTGAAGAATGTAATCATGAATATAACGTAAGTATGGTTTTTGATTACGCAAATTTTTTCGTTCCACTATCCTAAATCTCTCACATGAAGAGATCATGGCAATGGTGGAAGGTTATGAAAAAGAAGTAAAATCTATTAAAAAGAATATTTTAGAGATGTGTTGGCATATGCGTGGTGGTCTTACCTATACCGAAGGCATGAACATGAGTGTTACAGAACGCCAGATTATTGCTAAGATGGTTGAAGATCATATGGAAACTACTAAGAAGAGCGGATTACCTTATTTCTAAGGTTATATGATGTGCTTTGCACATCAGTTCGTTCGCTATCGCTCACTCACCTTTTCGCTTCGCTCTTAATAATATTATTATAATTAATCTTTACAGTTTCATTTAGACCAGATTTTAGACATAGATTTCCTTAAGCAGGAAATCCATGTCTAAGACGCTTCATTTGAGCCATCAAATAGACACTAACAAACGGAACTCGTATAATTGAGTGGGGCGGTTAGCCGGTACCCCTTCACATCCTGTAGATTATAACCAACGGACCCTACATATACCCTTGTTAGCGAACATATGTAAGTTGAGGTTGCTTTTTCTCAGAGCCTCATCGTTTAGCCTATCGTTAGCCAAACGTTGTCCATACAGCAATGTCGGGGTGCTGACAACCTTCAATTAGTTTTCTGATAATAAGGACTATGGTGCCTGAGATGCCTGATATGCCTGTGGTTTAACGAAGTATTGTTTGCCAATAAAAGTTTTATCTGCCAATGAGCCTGATGTGCCGCTGTCGTATTTTCTTGCTTCTACTAAGCCTTGAGTATATATCTTAAAAGTACGTTTGTCACTATTTTTTATGTATTCATAGAAACTTGTGCTGTCTGGTGAATATTCGCTATTTGTTAGATGAAACGTCTTAATATTGCCATTAATTGAAGTTCCATGACTATAAAACATAGGATAACGTCCTATGGCATGATTCCACGCTGCAAAATATTCTTTATGTGGCCCATCTATCACTCTACTGCGACCTTGAACATCATGCAAAATATCATCGTTAAACTCAGGCAATGAGTCAAACCAATTGATTGCTTTATGTACTTGTTTTAGATGAAGTTGTGGTAGTTCGCCTGTTATATAGAAATTTTCATGTTTTGACCCAATAAAATCAGCAGTGCTGCCATCAGGACAAAAAGCATACCATTTACCATCCCGTAATATTAACTTAGGCTTATCAACACCCATGATATCACCACGATCACTTTTCTTGGTGGTGTGGTTTAAAAAATCTTCAGTTATATTAGTGCTGAAATAACGACTTGTTTTGCCAGGTTTCAACGAACAACCAGGATGAAATATCCAATCTTCACCTAAATCATTATAAAATTTAGCCAATGATTTAAAATTTATCTTGATGTGGTTAATTTTTAAATTAGGATAATAGGTTTCTTTTACATATTGTGCATGTTGTAATGCAAATTTTGTTTCAGGATCATTAAAGAAATCACCACGGTCATATATTAATAATTCATCAAGTAAGATATTATTATCAACAAAACTGCGTAAAATGGTGTGACTATCATAACCGCTGCTATACCACAGTGCCAAATATTTGTATTTGTCACGCAATTGCTGGCATCGTGTGCGCAGCAAATCATACCAATCCTCATTTGGTTCGTTTGACCAATCAACATTATCCCATATCTCTTCCATCCAATGAAAAGATATTTTATCCATATCGCCACGTGCAGCATGGATAGCGGCTATCTTACTATAGATACGCTGTCCATTTACAACATAATACATGTTATTGTTGTAATCTACACGAAAATTATTCACTAATTCCTAAACCTTCAACGTTGTTTAATCCAACTTGGATACTGATTCTGGGACGTGGAATGTTACGAACGCCATGTAATATACGAGTTTGTATTACTGTCCATGTTCGCAACGGTATTTGAAAACTTTCAACGACATCCAATAAGCTGTGGTCATTGCAACGGTCACCATTATTTCGCAAGAGTGGCTTGCCATGTTCATGATAAAACACTGTTTTATGATCCTCGCCGCCACCATCGAGAAGGTAAATTAAACTATAATTGCGACTTAAATCACAATGAGCGCCATTTGTATCCTTACCATCTTTGCCTGTATCTGCTTTAGCAATGCGAATATTAACTACACTCTTGTCTGTAATATTATCATATACCCAATCACGCATTTCATCATCTAAACTATATGCTAGATTTGGAGCATTAATTTTCTTGACGCCATCGACAATAATAGTATCTGTGGTAATCTTATTCCAATCGATTTGCTGTTCGCCTTGCGGCATTTGTTCTAATTCTGTATCCATCTGCTCATAAGCACGTTCAATCAAATGTTGCGGAACATGCGGCAAATCTTCTAAAATTTTATAAAACCAAGTCATAGTAATTCCTTTAATAACTATATTTCTTCTTTAAATTATTCAATAAACCATTAATAATAACGCCTGTTAATGCAATAACAAATAGAATAGCATACATTTGGTCAATGTCCAATTTACTTTTAACATCAATAATATATGAACCTAATCCAAAATAACCGCCAATGCTACCAAATACTACTTCTAAACTAATCAATATTCGCCAACTATTTGCCCAACTTGTACTTGCGATACCTATTAGATTACTAATAGCAGCAGGTATATAAACTTTAGTAAGTGCCTTTGTGCCGCTCCATTGCAGATTTTGCACATGCTTGCCCCATTGTTCATTTACCGTTTCAATGGCTCTGAGTACCTGTAACCCACTTTGCCATACTATATTCCATATGATGATACTATACACAACCGCCGCACCTAGCCCCATAAACAGGCTCATAAAGGGTACCAGCACGAAACTTGGCAGTGGATTGAAATATGCACAATAACGTTCAAATAACGCTTTTAACCAACTATATTTTATACAAAGTAATATAATAACAATGGTTATAAACATGCCAATAATATAACTTAACAACAGTGTTCGCATAGTATAATAGAAACTAAACCAAAATTTAGCTGTCCATATAAGATCATACAGTGCAGATAATATACTTGTGCTATCTGGAAATATAAGTGGTTCTTGAACAACAAGATATAAAATATGCCATCCTACTAATATAAGTGAAAGGGCTAAAATATTATAAAGAAAGGATCGAAACAATTAAATCATCCTCTTCGGTTATATTTTTGAGACCATTTTTACTGAGCAAATATATGCTGTCACCGACAATTCTTGCTTCGGTTACATTGTGTGTAACCCATACTACGGTTAAATTTTCTTCATGAACAATCTCACGGAAATCTTTTGCAACAGTTGCCCCTGTAAGACCATCTAAGGCGCTTAGAGGCTCGTCGCATAACAATGTGCGCAATCCACTGCATAAACCACGAATTAACGTGAATCGTTGGCGCTGACCGCCACTTAAATTTGTTGGGCTATGATCTAGATATTGTTCTAGATTCCATCGCTTTACCAAATCAATATATGGTTTTTGGCAAACTAATTCTAAATTTTTTCGAACAGTCATCCATGGAAACAATTGATGACTTTCTTGAAAAACACGAAATTGATTCTTGAATATAACATCCGTTCGGGTTGCAATGGAAGCAAGCAAGCTAGTCTTGCCTACTCCACTTGCTCCCATAATAACAGCAATTTCCCCTGTCTGCACCGACAAATCTATCGGTGCAAACAGTGGAATGGTATCACAAACTGTAACTGTATGGTTACTAAGGTTAATCACTTGACTAACTTTTCGTCCCAAACCATGTCACTATGCTTCTTATCTTTGCCAGCACCATTTAAAATGCCGACACGATACATGAAATCCATATACTTTAAGCCGCTGGTTGGCTTATATTGATAAACATCAACATTTTGTTTTTTCTGTTCAATTAATTCACTTAACGTAGGATCATTTACTTCATCCTTTGTCATATAGTTAATAAGCATTGGACGTGGATTCTTTTCAAATTCTTCAATAGCAGCCTTTTGAGCAGCTACCCAAGCACGAGCAAGTTTAGGATTGTTATCCAACCATTTTGATGTAGCATATACAACATTCAATACGCCAACAGTTTTTGTAGGATTGTCATTATGTGCTACGATATGTGCGCCTTTGCTAACAGCAATGTTTTGCCACGGAACGCCTACGATGCCACAATCAATCTCAGGATTTTGCTTAGTAATCTGTGCAACTGCTATATCACGAGGCATTACAACAATATTACTATCAAATTTGCCATATTCTTTATCGCCAAACTTATCGGCAGTATATTGACGTAGTTGCATTTGTTCGCCACTATTCATACCTTTCATGGCAATCTTAGTAGATGGTGTGATATCCTTTAATGATTTAATCTTAGGATTGCCACATACTAACCACTGATCATATTCTTCTGCGCCAGCAAGTAACTTAACTTTAGATGGGTCTTTATCAAATAGGATGCCGAAACTATTGACACCGCCAAAGATAATATCAATTTGCCCCAATAACAAGGCTTCGTTTGCTTTAGTACTTTCTAAGATATCTACATATGATATCTTGACATCTTTGATGCCTTCTTTAGCAGCATATTGCGGAAGTAGTTCAGCAATTTTATATAGAAGTGGTTCGCTGCTGGCATATTTCAGCATACGATTTACACGAACTTCAGTTTCAGCATGTGCTGCAGTAACGAGAGCAGCAATTAGTGCAATAGTGGTAATGGTTCTGTTAAACATGTTTTCTCCTTCTCTTTAACATAACAGAGTTAAACTAAAATAGCAATTTTATTAAGAAGGAGTTTGCATTTTTAATGCTACGGCTGGCGTTCTAGGCGTGTCACGCTAGTAAAAGAGTACAATACTCTAGGCGTCAGGTGGGATTCCGAGGTCTTGCGGCCTTACTCCGTGGGTATTTATATTGGTTTTGTAGCTAATATAATTTCTTGTGTATAATGTTGTTCATCAAATAATGCAAGTGAAAGTCTTTGTTTGATATCATCCATTGATAGATGCAAATCACTATAATATTCATCATCTTTTTCTTGTGTCCAACTATCAAGTAATCTGTTTTTTAATATATTTGTTCGTGATTTGCCTACTCGCACAAGCAATATGCCATGATTTGTATCATTTATTTCATGCCGAAGAGCATTTATATAAGCACGTTGTGCAAATCGTGATAGTCCATAGGCAAGACGATTGTGCAAAATGTGGTCGCCATTATGCGCACTGCCAATAAAAACAACCTTACTCCACTTATTTTTGCGTTGATTAAGATAGCTGTGAGTAAATTTCATTTGACCAATCAAATTAGTTTGTAGTGTAATTTCAATATCTGACCAATTTTGCTGTAAATGTGGCACATTACCACGTGGGTCAATGCCACAACTTAAAACAAGATAATCATAATCATGCAACTGTGTATAATAATCTATACTACAAACATCAAATTCTTGCCTACCAACAGTGGTTACAAGTATATTATTATCATGCAACAACTCACCAATTGCTGCCCCAATACCAGTCGTTCCACCAATAATTAATGCTTTACGCACAGGCAATACTCACAAAATCTTTATTCATCGTCCAAAAACGATCATAATCCATAATAGCCCAACGAATATCACGATATTGGTATAGCATATGATATTCTACAAAAAGCGGATGATCATAGTATTGGTCAAATTGTACTGCTACAAACTTGCCTTTTCGGTTAAATTTCATGATTAAGATATTAAAATCACCATCATCACTGGCATCCATTAACTGGTCTAACCATACATCGAGTTGCTTACAACTACCACTAAACAGTTGATGAAAGGGAAAATCTGCATAACTTTTACATTCACAGTTAAACTTAGGAAAACTTTGACCAGGTATAATATCACCTTTAAACGAGCGAATCTGTCCTTCATGTAAGAATTGCTTGCGTTTATTGTTGGTTCCACCTACATAGGCACCCGAACCTGGCGCACGAATAAATGTTTCACCATACAACGTTGTTAGGTGTTTAGCAACATCTCGCTCCCAACTATTGCCTTTATTCTTACTTTTACTTGTCATTCAAACTCTCAATTATTTCTTTTAAAGTAAGCAAGTGCCATGATTCAGGTAACTCATATTCTTCTTTGAGTGTGTCGATGGCAAGTGCTGCATATAATATATTATTATCTAATATTGGATTATACACTAAATTTTTACATTGTGTATATAAATTATTTGCAATACTAACAAATGGATGTTGTTTATTAATAAATTCATCATGAATATGCCGAACTGCATCCCAATCAAAGTTACCAATAGCACAATGCGACATTATATCTGCAAGTATATCAATAAAATTTGGTTGCAAAACCGTAGCAATCTCTATATTATAAAGATATTTTCCACTTGCATGTATCCAATTATCTTCTTTATTATATTCCCAACCTTCTTTTTCATGTCGCAATTGCAAACTTTTGTTCATTGCTTCACGATATAAATCTACAGTATTTGTCGAAAGCTGTTCATTATGCCATGGATATATGTGTTTCCAATTTTCAACCAAGTAATTTCTTGCAAATAGCTTATCATTATCTTTAAATGGATAATACCCATTGCTATCTGGAACAGTTTCTATAATCCAATGTTCTTTATGATATACATTTATTGCTGCTAGTTTAGTATGATAATCATTGCCGCCATTGTATAAATTAATAATAACAGGTTCATTTTCAATACGCATAATCCAAAAAAACGTATTTTCAAAACTTTTCATCCAATTATGGTTATCAGAATTATAACTGACATTGCTGCGTATGCCTATAGGATATATTGTTCCCGTAGGATAACGATTGCGTAACATTGCTTGAATTTGAAATTCAATAGTTTGGTGCGGTGGGTTTTTTATGTGAGCGTGTGCGCTACCATTGTTAAAAAATGGATTATCAATCGTATTTTTGCTTAAATCTTGTTCAGCACGACTTATCAACCAGTGAATATAACTGCCATAATAACCAGTTGGCCATATCATCCATAGGTTTCGATTTAACATTAAAAATAAATCTCACGATACCATTGCGCACCAAAATTGCTTACATTTTTTACAACACTGCATGTTTCAATGCACGTATCTGTCCAATTATTAATAATATTATTAAAATCTTCTATGCCATATGATTGGTTGCCAAGAAAACAACATGGTTGTAAATTACCAAGATAATTCATATATACACTGTGTTCATTAAGTGCTTGGCAGCTAACATTACCATATGATGGCTTAGGAGAATAAATTTCTGGTGGTTCTAATCCTGTAATAGGTCTGTTTATAAATCTTTTGCTAACCTTTGCTCTAAATGCTACAAATCCCATATCTTTTGCTAGTTGCATACATTCATCAACTTGGTGTTCATTGTGTTTAAAAACCAACATATCCCAATGCGCACGTCCGCCAGCAGCAATGAAACTTTCTACATTTTTAATAATTTTGTCCCAATTAGTATTGCGTCGGTAGATATGATTAGTATCTTGCAGTCCATCTATACTAAAAACACAGTAGTCAGTAATTTTGTTTAATCTGCTACCAAGGATTGCCCACCAATTTGGATTGCGCAAACTTCCATTGGTATTCATTCCCAGTGTAATTTGTGGATTTACATAACGAAACCAATCATATATTTGTAAAGCATGCGTACTAGCTGCTGGATCGCCATATACGCCGCACATAAACATTTTATCTAATTGTTTAATAAACGTTTGATCTAATACAGATGTTAATTTTTCTAAAGTTAAATCACTTAATTGTAATTTTGGATTGAGTGTTATACCATCATCTAAAAACCTCGCACACATAGGACAAGCCGCATTGCAGCGGCTTGTTGGTTCTAAATGCAATATTTTTACCGATGATATATCAAAGTTCATACGGTTTCCACATCATCACCGTAACTTGTAAAACCATTTTCTTTAGTTACGGTAAGGATATTATTTACACGACTACTCAATTCATCCTTGTGAGATACAAGGAAGATACTTTTGCCACGCTCACGTCCCATACGCTTAAGAATACCAAGTGCATTCTCGACACCACTTGTATCCATGCCGCTATCAATCAATTCATCAATAAAGAGCAGATTGATATGTTGATATAGGTTCTCCCACACATCACGGAAAGCCCATGATAGGGAAAGAATAAGACGATTACGCTCACCACGTGAAAGATTATCAAAGTCAAGGTCACGACCAAGTTCAGTAATCTCTACGCTAAGATCATTTTGAAACTTAACCTCATGCGGCAAACCAATGGCACCAAGATAAGAACCAAGGCGACTATTAAGATACGCTAGATTTTGGTCAATAATGCGCTTACGTACAAAACTATCCTTACTTGTTAGCATCTTTAACAAGAACTCTTGATGTTCTTGCATCGATGTGAGATCATTAATAGTGTCCCATGTTACTTCCTGTAGCGCATTTTGTTCCATTTCTATAATTTGTTCAGCATATGGATCATTTTCTTCTGTTTTGTTTTGTAATGCGGTTGCTAATTGCTCAAGGCTATTGCGATGGTTTAACGCATCTTCAATGGTGTCATAGTGCAGAGAACCAATCTGATTTTCAAAAATATATTCTCTATCACCCAATTCAGTAGCAAGTTCAAGTATTTGCTCACTAAACGGACTCTTTTCAAGCATACGGCTTTCAAGAGCAATATTCATATTTTCAAGAGTATTGCGATGGTTTAGTGCTTCTTCAAGCGTTTTGTAATATGGTTTTGGTGGTGGCGTTAATTCACCAATTAACTCAATAGTTTCAAGATGCTCACTTTTCTGTGTATGGTTAGCAAGCAATTGTATTACGCTTTCGCGCAATGCACTTTCTTTTGCTGCAAGAATATCTGCCTGATTATCATCATGAAGTTCTGACCCACAAGCATAACACTTATGGTTTTTAAGGTCTTCAATCTCTTTCTTTAACTTAGCTTGCGTTTTTTCTTCTTTAACATTGGCAGCATCGATAGATGCAATCCATCGTTTTGCCTCATCACGGCGCTTTACTTTGGCATCATAATCCGCAATATCACGATGAATGGCAATTTCTGCATCAATATTAATGCTTGAAAGATTTGCAATGTTGAGTTTAATTGCATCACAATCATCAAGTTGCTTTTGCTCCCACAAACTTTGACGAACTTGGATGCTCTTTAACTGATCTTCAAGCCGTTTATTAGCAAGAAATCTTTCACGAAGACGATGATTATCAATTTCCGCATCAATATCAATTTTACTT